GCGTGGAAACCAACGTAATGGCTGCTATCAGAATCAGCAAACCTCAAATCGCCTTGCGTATTAAGTGTTAAATCGCCACCAAATGCAGTTAAATCTCCAGCACTACTAATACCTAAACGACGTGTGCCTCCTGTCGTAATATCAACAGCGTTAGCACCACTAGAAAACACTCCGCTATCCAGGTCGCCGGTAAATGCAATTCCTGGTAATGCAGCAGTACCAGCAGCAGCAGCAAGCGCACCAGTCATGGTGCCACCTGCGAGGCTTAGTAACCCCAGGTTTGCGCTAGCTAATGTGCCAATTGTTATCCACGCGCTGTTAGCACTGTTGCGTTGTTTCAATAGCCCGCTAGTAGTATCAGGCCACCACTGGTAGGCGTACATTGTTGCCGGTTCTGTGGCGCCGCTGTTATTGCTGACGGTTGCGCCTAATACACCATTTAGATCGCTTCGTACTGCTGCACCAGTACCGTTAGAAATTATGTAATCGTGTTGGGCCACGTTAAATGCGCGTTTGTAGCTGCATTCTAACCTGCATTACCAAACCCAACCGCACTCCAGTTGAAATTACGATTAACCGCAGTGCCAGCAGCGTTTTTAAATTCAACTGTAAACCCAGTACCACTAACGCTAGTAATAACAAAAAAGTCACCGGTTGCCATATTTTGCGCTGTAATGCCAATGCTAGGCAGGTAGGCATTAACGCCACCAATTAACGCAGTGCCGCTAAAGAATGGATGCGTGAACACCACTGCCAAGGCTCCAGCGCCGCTAGCTGTTGCAGTAAGACTTTGTTGTGTGCGACGCTGGAATGATGCGTTATATCCCAGCTCATCAATTAATATGTTTTCGTCTATTGCATTACTTGTTAATTCAGCTTTAAATTCAAATGCACGACCTTTAAATGTACCATTTACAAATTCTCTATAGCTGCTCCATGTAGGGCTTGATGATGGGTTATC